GATGAAGATTTTATTGAGTATATTTGCACAGACATTCTTGATGATGCGAATGAATTACTAGAAGAATTGGAGAAAAGCAATGCCAGAACCAATTAACACCAAAGTCATAGTTGCCTACATATGCCACACTGAGACAAGCGCCTTCAACCTAAAAGACTTGATACTTTCGCAAGGTTATCGAACTTTCAAGTATCACGGAGAGAAGCGCGTAATTTCTGATTATCCATTCACTGACGAGGAAATTGCAAAGAAAGCTGGTTTTTACATTTCGCGTACTGATGAAGTGGCGGAGATTGAGGTTAGATTATTTGAGAGGTTGGAATGAGAATCAAGGCCAAGGAATTCAAAGAAGACGAGGTAACGGTAAATATTCATGTGAACCTTGATAGTCGCGGTGGAACTGGTTATGAGACCGATATAAAGGTAACACAAAAACAAGATGGAAAGTGGGTTGCAAGCATGGAATTTAGTGACATGCCGCCTCAAGAATCATTTGAAGATGCAATTGATAGACTTGGCCTTTACCTTCAAAAAATGGCTGTAGCAGTTAAGTCAAAAAATCTTAAATATCTAAACCCAGAACAAATATTTACAGCAAAGTACAAATAAGCCCCTTTCGGGGCTTTATATATTTACAGGTTCTGCGTGACCAGCATCATGCTTTGCGCTGATTCATCATCCAATCTAACTGACCACTCATCAAAATCCACATCATCGCTAATTTCACCCAATGAAACCAATCTATCAAAGTAATCTTTTCGTGTTAGACCGCCATTTTTCAATGAGTTAAGTAGCGCGGTTAACATATTTGCATCAGCTTTACTTACTACCAATTCACGGGTCATCTCAAAAGCCAAATTATCAACAGGGTAGCCCATTATTAGATGTGCAATCTTCAATGCTTCATAAACTCCAGTCTCGCAACAATCTCGAACCGCTTGCATCTTAGATGTGCTGATTGAGTTATCAAATGCCGATTGAGTGGCTGTTTTAGTTGATGAGCTTGATTCGATTAAACTTGCTCCAACCTTTTGCGACATTTCGATGATTTCGTTAAGTCGCATAGGAATAGCCGTGTTAGCAGGAGCGCCTACCGCAGTTAATGAGCCGCCTAGAGTAATCAATGGAACACCGCCAGAGCCAGCCGTAAAGCCTAGCGGATTATGCCTACTATAAAACTCTGCCGATGTATCATGTGTGCCAGCATTAACACAGTATTTAATATCCGCACCCATGCGCAAGTATTCGCGATAATCAGCGTTAAGCTTGTAGTAGTCGTGACACAATGCAGCTAACGTTGTAATTGGGGGCAAATCCACGTCTGGATCGTTATCGTTTGAACCAATAAACACGAATGGGATTTTCTGCGCGACTCCACCATTCCACATCTCATAGTCGGATTCATAAACAACACCGTCACGATAAACAGACCATACAACACCGTCAGGCGTTAATTCGTAAACAATGTACTCTGTTTGCGTCTCATGGCTAAATACGTTCAGAGTTGATTTGTATTGCTGTTTAAGCACTAAAAGAGATAACACTTCACGAGACTTAACGGTTTTTGTATCCCAGTTGATTATGGAGATTTCAGGGTAGAGTTTAAACCGCGGGGCTTTCTCGCCGGATGTATTTTCCTGTAACGTGCCTGATTCTGGAGCTTTAACCAATACACCAATACGCCCTGTAACATATTGACGCTCATTGATTTGTCGGCATAGTTGAGACAGCGACATCCCCATCCCGTCAGCATCTTCTTTGATGTATTCCATTCGTGAATCAACTTCAACAACTGGCTCTTTGCGGTTTATTGCTGCAACAGCAACTGAAACAGTAGGTTCAATGAAGTTATAAAACACAGCATTAGGCAGAATGTGATTATCATAGCGAGACTTGGCGTTTTCTTTAAGCCTGCGTAGTGCGTTTTGCTGCTCACCGTTAAGACCTGCCGAACTTGCGCTAATCACGTCAGGCATTGGCAGATATTTGGTTGATTTCTCTCGCTTAACATCACCGCTATACAAGTCGATGTTTTTAATCCACTCATCAACATATTTTATGTAGGAAGGATGTAGAGTCTCATGGTTACTCATTAAAAAGCCCTATCATTTGATTAATAGGGCTATTCTATCATTATTGAATTGATTTGTTTATTCTGGTAATTCACCGGTTGCGCGAAGGACTACACGGCACATTTCTAGGAACTCTTCGCGATAGTTGCTTTCTGCGATTGATTCCTCAATGGAACAATCAATTCCAATCCATTTAGTTTCAAAGAAGTAATCACTAACAGCTTCCGACCAGTCAACTTCTTTTTCTATGCGACGGTAGATGTTTTTCTTGTCAAAGTTAAGCCCTAAAACCTTTATTGCATCTATTTTGTGATACTCGCAATCAGTTGTCGCCATAAAGTACAGCTCACCCCTCTCAAACTCTTCCTTCAAATCAAAGATAGATTCAGTAACCTTTACATATTCTGTGCGAGCTGGTTTTGACAGTAAGAAGTAACGAGCACTAGACATGTAAGTTTGTCCGTTAGAATCTTCTAGGCCATAAACATGAAAGCCATCGCTTTTATGCACTTCTTTCGCGATTATAGTTAACGGTTCGTTTGTAGGGCATTGTCTTTGATACTTCCAATTTGAAAGTTTCATCAGCTTAGCCATGTCCCTGAAAGATGAATAACAACCTCCAATATCGGAAACCACAACCTTTTGACCAATGTAAAACTCTTTCATCTTTAAATCCTCAATTAAACAAACAACCACATAATAACAAATTCATAGTTAATTGCTGTGATTGAGTTCACGTTATTACCAGATTGTAAATGCGGTTTCTATTTTCTCGTGGACTCTTCTACCATTCTCTGCAACAGCAAGATAACGGAAAGCATCAGCACCGTGAGACGACCAGTCATGTAATGGGTTATCTCTCCATGCGCCTAATTTCTCATTCCATTCTTTGCGGTAGTTTTCTAAACACTTAACCCCTTGCTCAGTTCCAACCTCATCAAATACGCAGTCTTTTAACGTGTTACGAGCAATCTCAATCCCATCCATAACACCAAGCTTAGGAACAACCTCAAAATCAATTGAATAGGTTACGCCGTTATACTCAATACCTTCTTTTGCTAGTTGCTTACGAGTCTTACCTTTTGATGCGAACTCACGGTTGTTAATATCGTGCGGAGCGTTGTGCTTTCCGTAAGACCATTTGTTCAGCTTTCCGATGTCATCAATGTACTTAATGTAGTGCCCCAATGATTCGCCTGAGTTTTCGTAGTAATGAAGAATGTGAATTTCATTTCCAACCAATCGATAAAACCAAATAGCCGTAGAGTCGCCAATACCAATATCCCACGCAGTATTAACATCTCCTTCATTTTCCCATTTTGAAATGTCTGTAATTCTTCCTTCGCTGTAAATTTTGATAAATTGATTAGCGTAGTAAGCACCCTCAATAGCTTGCTCGAATGCCTCTTTTGACGTTGACGGGTATTCTCGCTTCATATCCTCGCCCTGAGTTTTCTCAGTTAGCGCATACCAATTCATTTGGCCTTGAGTTAATTCAACTCCGTGTTTAGATTTTAGCTCAACAAAGTAATCGACTAGCCTTTGAGGAATAAAGACCTCTTCGTTAATTGAATAATCAGGGTCTTTCCACCAAGGGAAGAAATGAAACTTAAACTCTAGTGAGGCTGGTTTTTTACCTCTTATATCGCGCTTTTCTGCTTCGTCGCAGTAATCAAAGAAGTATCCTTGCTTTCCTTCTGCCGTGGATTCAATTGTCTTTGTGCAATTTTTACCTACAGAGTTAAAAGCACCAGTTACTATTTCTCTAGCCTTTTCTGGATAGCGTTTACAAATCTTGCCGAATTCTGAAATATGAAGGCTTTGCAGTGTTCCGCCACGATAACCAGTAGACACACCAATAGATGAACCGTTGCTGAAAACATAACCGTTATCTTTGTCATTAACTGGAACTGGAAACTTATACTTAAGAGAAACCTCAAGCATTCTAATTAGTGAAGGCGGTATATTCTGATAGGCAAACCTAATCTTGTTTCGATATATATCCTTTGAATCTTTATCATTATGAGCTATACAGCCCGCCGAATAGTTCTTCTTGAATAGGCAAGTATCAAGGTCATGGATCATTTTAAAGGTGGTAAAACCTAACTGGCGAGCTTTTAGGATAATATCGTTTTGGTGAGACATTTCATAATAAAGTGTTTGAGCTGCATTTGGTTTAAACCTTACCTTATTACCGTCTTTATCTTTGATGTAATAAAACACGCAAAGGCGGAAGAATTTTAATCCAACCGCCTGCTTGAAATCGCTTTCTGATAATTCACCAGCTTTGTACTTTTCTACATACCCTAAAGCTAGTTTAACCTCTTCACTCTTCGTCATTCAGAGACTCACTTAACAGCGAATCAAAATCATCAGATAGAGTAACTTTAGTTTCGGTCTTGTCTCGCCAGTTTGCAGGATGGCGGTTTTTAAGCCAGAATATTGCTGCTGTAGGGTCTGGTGCGTAATGCTTAACTGTATCGTGAGTTACAATCTCACCCTGATTGTTAAACACTTTAACTTCTGGATGTGAATAGCCTAAAGCTCTATGATAAAGCGAACTGGCCACTTCTGCGTCTGCAATTTGCTTGCCCTTTTTTATGGACTCCGAGAAACTTTCGTGTTTCAACTTCCAAAGATGTATTGTAGATTCAGCAACACCAAAGAATTCAGCCAGTTTTACATCTGTAGCACCAAGCAGGCAAAACTTATAAGCAAGCTCATCATATTCTTTTTTATACTTAGTCGGCGCTCCAACATTGTCTTTATTAGCCATAACTTACCTCTCTTAAGTTAAACCGATTCTACCACACTTCTAATTATCAATAAAAAGCCCTCGTTATGATGGCGATTGTTTATTTGCGGTAGTTTGTTTTATCTACGATTGATAGCCACATATTTTTAACTTTATCTCCAGCATCACCCCAATTGCAACCAAACGGAAGGCAGCCTTCATAATACGAAAGATTGTCAATATCGTGCAATTCAATAGCCGCTTCCAATCGCTCGCGCTCTTCACGTTGTTCTGGGGTTTCTCTCCTCATAAGGTCAACACTATCCAACGAGAATGTAAATTCTTTGTATCCATCAGAAGTTTTAGTTTTATAGCATCCAACCTCTTCTGAAATATACGTAATCTCCCATTCCTCTGTATAATTCCAATTGTGAAATCTTCCAATAACAACACACCCAACAGGCGGCAATCCATTTCTCCACTCAACCTCACTCATAGCATTAACCTCTTCCGGTTCATCAAAGAAATCTGAAGGTAGCGGCTTTTCCGAATACTTACAGTTAAACACGGCAACAGTATTACCATCTTCAAGCGACTTATCGCCTGTAAATTCCCACTTTCCACCTTTAATCAGTTTTACATATTGCGGAGCTTCTTCTTCCTGCCCAGTTACCGCGATTGAATCCGTGTTGAATTCGTTGGTTTTTGGTTGTCGGATTACTTCTCGGAAGAACTTAATCTCATCAATAGATATTGCATTGCAATCATTTAACCAACCTTCCCCTATTTCATCGACTTCATCAAGTTTAAATGGCGAGTTTAATTTTTCACCTCTCACTCTATCTATGTTATTAAATTCCATTTCAACATACCCATCAAAGTCAACAAGTATGTATTCCTTATCAAGCGACAGCTCGCCTTCAATCGGTTTAGTCGTATAACTCATATCAATCTCCTATAAACTTAAAATTAAAATCCACAACAGAATAAATACAGCTTCATGTATGTGTGATTCATGGGTTATTTGGTAGGTGTAGATTTTATTAATCATTTGGTGCACTAGGTAATGGCATCCAATGGGTTGGAGAGCAACTAATACCAAATCTATTGAATTCTTTGCCTTGATATCTAACAGCCTCCATTACTGCTCCGTGACACCCATCCCCGTAAAGCTCAACAATAAGACATCTCTCGCCTATGTCTGGCAATTTATCATCAACGTTTATCCATTTCATCAATCAACTCCTTAGCTCTTAATATCAATTTATACTCTTCAAGTTGCTTTATGTAGCATTGAAGGGCTCTTATATCTTCTTCGTTAGTAACCTTACCAAATGCTTTGTAGGCTAAATCTATTTGGTGGTTAACTTGGATTAGGTTCATATTCAACCATTTCAAGAATCTGCCGCGCAAACTCAGTGGCTTGCTGTTTTGTTAATGAAGTATAAGTGACATCCCAGATATCAACAGACGAAATTAAAACATTACCATCCTCAATACTGGCATGACAGTAAAACCCCTCACTATCATGCTGTAGAAACTCATCAGTCTCAGTTCTCATTTAATCACCATATAAGTAAACTAATCCCACTCATTAGATTCAACTTTATCACAAACCTCTAAAAGTCTATTTGCAAACTCTCTAGTAGTTTTAATATCAACAGCGCCAACTCCAGACCAATTAACCGTTGGCTCATTTTGCTTACCAGTCATCAGTGAAGTGGTCATCATTGCTGTTACCCATTTTGATTCTATTGTTTTTGTCCTTTTCATGTTAAAAGCCTCACTCAATAAACACCATTAATCTAGCTTTGTTTTTGATATTAGTCTGTGAATGAAATCACACTTCAAGAGTTCCGTATTTCACCTTGCGCGTGTAAACGCAAACAGCATCAAATCGCTTAGGGTAGTTTTTAAACCAATCGTGCAAGGTGCGCTCAGGCACTTCTGAGATTTTAATAACTTGAGCTAGACTCCTACAGCCTAGCTCTTTTGCTCGTTGGGATGGGGTCATTAAAATTTATCACTCTTTCTGTATTTCAATAGTAATTCGCATTCAATACAAGGCTTTATTCCATCACCTAAATAATAAAATCCACATTTCGGACATTTTTTATTGCCTCTTATGTCGTTAATCTTATTTATATAATTAAGATCTCTCATTACATCGTTGTAATCTTCCTGTTTCATAATGCGCCTCCATCTAAATATCTAATTAAATGCTCATTGCCAAAAACCCACTTCAAATACTCTCTAGTTAATGGCGTCGGTGCGCAAGTTCCAGCCAATGCATTTATGCACGCATCTTTATCTTGATGATGCACTCCAACTGCTGAAAATAGGGCTAGGATTTGATTTATTTTCATATGAAGCCCGCACAGGTATGTGACGGTCTGGTCAACTGTGCCATGAAAAACAATCTCATCGCCAACCATTGCGAGTAGTGACTCAGTGCCACCGTAAGACTCATGACGAATATTAAGGTGAATTCCTAGAGCGCAAGCAGTTAGATGCGCTCTTTCTGTTGGGTTATGCTTGTGTTCAATACATTTCATGTCTAAATTAACTCTTCCATATTATCTTCGATGTAGTTAACGCTAGCAGTTTGCTTTTGCGTAAGGCTTTTAACTGAGCTGAACTTGTTTGCGAGCTCAAGTTTTTTCATTGGTGGCAGCGATGAGTAAATTTCCCAAGCTTTGTTTGTGCTGCTGTCTTCAACTGTTAGTGGTCGAACTTTGATGTCTGCTTTCATTTTTTTTGATTCCGTATCTCTTTGGTATGAATATAATATACTGCGCCATTCGCAGTTATTCAAGTACAAAAAAGCCAGTTTTTACACTGGCGTTTAATTTTGTGAGATTAGTCACAATCTAACTCTTTGCGTTTAGCTTTGTAGGTTTCGTAAATCTCTATCAACTCTTCCTTTGTCCACCTTTTGGTTTTTGGTGAGTTAATAATTCTATCGTACTCATTTCTTCCAACGCGCCTTATCAATTCAGGCGTAAATCCTTCAATATTTCCGCTTAGATGGTTATTGCATTTTGCGCAACTTGATGCCACGTTGGATTCATCAAACCTTAGATAACTACAAGCACCCCTTGACCGATAATGAGATGCATGCCTTTGATGTGTCCCGTCATCAGGTTTACCACAACTAACGCAAGGCAATCCTTTATCTCTTAATCGAATAAACTTATTGAATTCAGATTGTGCTCTATCTGCGTACCATTTAAGCGGTCTTAATTCCTCTTTGCGCTCTCTCAATCGCTCTCTATCGGCTTTTTCTTTTTTAGCTTGTACTTGCTTGGCTTTCTGCTCTTTTCGCTTCTGCGTCTTTTCTGCTTGCAATTTAGCATACTCAAAGGCGCAACCTTGAGAGCAAAACCAAAACAGCGGAGTTTTAACCGCTGATTCAGTGTCTAGTTTGCATTTGCACTGCTTGCATTTTTTGTTAGCCAAGCCCATTCTCCTCAAACCAAAAAACAACTGGTTTATCTTCCATGTTTAGAATACCAAGCCTAACAAGAGCTTTACCCTTTCCAGACGCTAATATTTCACGACGTCCATCTTCAATAATTCTTCGATAATTCTCAAGGTCGCTACAGTGCTTGTGTAGATTGCATTTGTGGCATGATGGTACAAGATTTTCATCATTATCCTTATCCTTGTGAATCATTTCACCACCAATCCTAATTGCTGGGTCAACATGATCTGCATGCCAACCTTTCTCTGGTAAATCACAACCACAATACCAACACTTACCACCTGATTTATCCCATATGGCTTTTCGTTTCTTGTTCATAAACCCTCACTAACAATAGAAATTGATTACAATCACTACTCAACAATCCAATATTGATGGAAAACTCCACATCTTTTTATTGGAGGTAACACCTTTAATGCTCTTTCTGCAAGTGTTTCATTAATCACATTAAACTTCATGTTGTACTTTCCGTCTTTAATTAGTCCGTTTATTAACATCTTTAGCTGCTTGTAGTCATTCTCAAATTGACCATGCCTTGCTATAAGGTTTCTTTTTGAGTGTAAACCTTTGTGCTTATCAAGATTAATCATAAATCCTCACTGATAATAATCATTAGACTTTTGAAGTGTAACCACAGAACCAATCTCATTCTTAACCACGCTAACAGGCTCATAGAGTTCGTTTAATCCATCTATAACCACTTCATAACCGTTAGTGAAGGCTTCCATAAACATTTCGGTTGTTTCTTTATCTGCTTGCAGGGTTAGAGTTTGAGGGTTCATTTTCAGCATCCTTTATTTTTAGAAAGCAAATCATTGCAGCGCGCAGCCCGTTTTCTGATTTAGAGTGAAAATCTTCATCATCAGTCTCTGGGTTTATATAGTGAGCCTCGTAGTATGGATTATCATCAGGCATGAAAACTAGGCTTATTCCATACTCGTTAATAATTTCCCATGAGTTAGCTGCATTCGAGCAAGGTCTAAATTTGTTTTGCTTCCATATTCTCTCCATATCCTTATCGCCAGAACCGAATTTAATCTCAAAAATCTTTCGGTCAATAGCAATATCACCCATATCTTCATATTTCATCTATTTTGCTCCTCTATGTATCTACGGTATTCACAATCTTCTGGAATGGTTAACCTAAATCCATTCTCAATAGCCCAGTTTTCTATCTGTATAAGGTAATGAGTCATTTCTCCAATATCCAGCCTCTTTGTGCTGGAAAAAGTTAACTCTTTCCTTCCTAGCATTACTGTCTTTTGTGGGCAGAATTTCTTTTTGAAATACTCATGCAAAACTTCTGGCTCATGATCTTCACCAATTCGCTTGTGTATCTGTTCGCAAATTTCAGTAAGCCACATCCACATTAGTGCATTCTGCGATAAAGACCTTTTCTCTCTCCACTCGCTAATAACCAATTTAATAGTTTTACCCATTAGTATTGCATTGGATATTGTTTGAATAGCAAAGCCTAGATTTACACCATCAACACGAAGCTCTAGTTTTTTCATTTATTTTCCAGCTATATCCTTTCTATCAATCAAAACAACTGATTGCTTAATTGGAGAATTCGAATCAAAGATAAACACAACACTTCCTTTGTTATTTCCGCTAACCGGCTTTTGTGTTTCTGCGTTAATAAATGACAATCTGCCGCTAATTAAATGACACTCCGTACAATTTTCAAAAGCAAGCTTAAACCATTTTACAGACGTGTCGGCAGGTATAAGCATTAAAACTGGTACCTTTGATTGTCTTGAAATGTCTATACACAATTCAACCCATGGATTAATATCGCTGTACGGCGGATTGCAGAATACCGCACCATCAAAGCCTTTGTTAGATTGTTTAAATGCACTGTTATCTCCTTCGCTACAATACCAATTGCAAAGTTTATTCTCTTTGCTAGCAGCCAAATCCCATTCAAACATAAATCTCCTATCGTAATAATCAAAAACCTCTCTAGGTGTTTGCCATAAATCGCGAATTTCTTTAGGCGTTTCGCTATCGTGATAACCTTTCACTTTTCTATCCCTCATCTCGTTTAAGTATCTTAGCTATTCTAGGGTGTAATTTGTTTCCATGTTGTGATGTGTATCTCTCTCTTGCTAAATCGTTTGTGTTTTTTACTGAATTGGGAGGCAAGGCTTTTAACATCTCACTGTTAAGTCTTAACTCTCCGCGCCGCTCTTTCATTAAAGCCTCCTTCATGAATTTTTTATGCATTCTTTCAGCAGATTCATGGCTTGACACTCTAATGTTGTAACCTGCATTTTCATAAACCCATTGCTCAACTCGACCCTCTGGCGCTTTAGCTAAGCAGCGCATAAATGCAGCGTGATAATCAACTTCTGATTGACCGTGGATTAAAGCTAGAAAATCAGCCAAATCAGGCGCCCACGCATTACCACTTCGAATATTCTCCCTAACCTTGCTAATTCCTTTTCTAATTTGCTCATCACTGAGTTGACCAATCTCTGTTATCCAAATCGATGACGGAACCTTGCCATTCTTCTTCACCCACTTGTCCGTTAGATACCCTGTCATTATCTCCCATAACTTCTGAGCCGCCGAAAAACTCTCTTCTCTGCTCCTCAAGGGCTGCCTTGACTCTGTCTGTTGCTGAGTTGCTTGTTGTAGCATTTGCTTGTTTATTTGCTGCATTTTTATTTCCTTTCAACCAGTTTCTAACCGCTGCCTTCCAGTCTTTCATTTTATTTTTACCAACCATCCAACCTTTCATTTCGTAGAAGTCGATAAACTTCTCAGCTTCAAACTCAACTAGACAACCTCTTTCTTTAAAGTATTGCGAAGCCTCATTGAGTGTTGGAGGTATAAATCTTGTTTGCTTTGGCTTTTGAATGGCAACCTCTTTCTTGCCAAATGTCTGCTCATGAAAGTTGTTTATCATTCTTTCAAGCATGTAACCACGAGAGCGATCGAACTTATCACACAATTCAATAAGCTTCCGCTTGCCCTCTCCACTAATATCCGCGCTTATTTTTTCGCTTCTAACCATTTGAATCACCATGTATTAATAAATAATATTTTCTATTATAGTAGTTTAAAAAGAAAGGAAGCGCAATTACTTCCTATTCATTAGATTGTCTTTGTAGGTCTGCTAGTTTATCTCTTAACCTCTTTAACTCATCACTAGCTGCTTTCTTATCATCAAAGTCAGAACTGTATTTTAGCTTATTCTTTTGCTTTGCTATCTGCTTTAGTGTGCGCTGTATAGTGCGCTTTAAGTGGTTAGGATGCATCTGAAATCATTAACTCATTCTTCATAAAGCAAACCCAGTGCGTGTCGCTGCGCTTTCCGCTAATATGCCCAAACATTGGTTTGTATGGTGAGCAAGTTAGTATCTCTTTTGTCTTTATTTGTATTTCATTCCATTTAAATATAAGAACGCCATCATTCTCAAGTACCCTAAAGCACTCTCTAAACGCCTTTGATATGTAATCGCGCCAATCTTCAGGAAGTTTTCCATACTTAAGTGCCATCCATGATGCTTCACCAAGCTTATCAAGATGAGGCGGATCAAAAACAACAACTTTAAATTTATCGTCTGGCCAGTCCATATTGGTGAAATCACCAATCACATCAGGTTTTACGATTAGTTGACGTCCATCGCAGAGATTCGTATCAAGCTCTCTTTTATCTTGGAACACTGTTAATGGGTTTTCTTTATCAAACCAGAACATTTTTGAACCACAACATGCATCTAGCACTTTCATATTATTTTCTCCAATAGGTCAAACAAAGACACAATGGGTGAAATATCCTTCATATCTTTAAGTTAGTAAACAAGTAAGAGGTTCAGTATCACGCCATGTTTAAAGTGTTCTCACACTAGTCAGCTTTCGCTTTCACCCATTCTAAGCAATGCTTATCCCAGTCTTATGGTCGAACATCTTACTCTAGTCAAATTGTCATTGGGTAGTTTTTACCTGCTCAAAGCCCAACTGGTCACAGTTACTTTTTAGCGGATAGCTGTAAGAAGCTAAGGAATGGCGCTCTACTCAGGACTCGAACCTGAAACCGTCTGCTTAGAAGGCAGATGAACTATCCAATTGTTCTAGTAGAGCGTTATCTCTATGGAGACTGTAAGAAAGAATTTGCATCTGCCTCGCAAAGGCTGGAGAATTTCACTCCTTGTCGGTGTATCGGTGGCTTTTAACCTACCTAGAGAGCCATAACCAGATAATCTTTTAAGCTCTCACCGCCCTCTCAACTCTGGCGTTAGTCATCTTTAGCTTATGATTAGATACAAAAAAGGATACTTACAACTGCGATCCTCTATGGTGGAAGAGGGGCGAAACTTGACGGTTTTAAAAACCCCTAGAATCGCATGTGTAAATATCCTCAATCACCGTCTTTTATTCTTAGCAGCTTCCACACCGCTTTGTGATTGATTCCCGACCAACCACATTAATAATTTTAATCTATACTCCTATTTTGTCAATGTTTCAACTAAAAATACTTTTAATCAAATCGGACTCACTATCTCGCCAGTAATCACGACTTGATCGCCTTTCTTCTCCCAACTCTTAGCAACTCGCTTTTGGTTATCGAAGTAATAGTATCCATGCTTACTCATTTGATATGCTATGTTTTTTAGTGCTGGGGAATGTTTGTGTAGAGTTTGTCTGTAATTCATTTTATCTTCCTTATATTCTCAATTCTTACAACCTTATCAACAAAAAAGAACTCATGTATAAAATAACCCCTCTTTGTTATTACGGGTTCTTTGCTATATAAGCTGTAGTTAAAGCTGCAACCTTTAATGTACTGCTCAGTCCCGTCCGTGCAGGATACATAAGCATCACAAATATATTGAAAGCAACTGCTTAGCCACTCTTCATAAGTTGGCATCACAACTCCTTAACTATAATTGTCTTGTTTCTTGTTATCTTAAAAACAAATCCCTTTAGTAATTTGCTTTCGTGTACTTGAACTTTTGCTTTTCCATTCATCGCCACTGTCCAGATAATCGAAAGCTTCAATAGTGCAAAGCGTTCAGTCTTTAGATGGATTGTTATTGGACGAATCATTTAAGTATTTCTCCAATTGAGGAGCCTCATCAAGAAGCTGATTAACTTCCACACCCAACAACTCACACCAGCGTAACAGCTCTTTTCGAGGTGTTGGTGAGGTTTCTACTGCTGTTTCAACTATTCCCATTTTTTAACTTCTCCAATACACCTAGGCAGATAATTTCGAATAACTTAGGCTTTCTTTTATGCCAACCCTTAAGGGTGTTGATGTGGATTTCAGTTACTTCTGATACTTGAACCAGGCTTTTGCAGCCTAGTTGTTTTGCGGTTTGTGATGGAGTCATTTTGCAAAAGGCTCCCTTGGTTTGTAGTTGTACTTATGCCAGTTATCTGGATATAAAATTACCTCGCTGTAATCATCCTTCTTGCTCGCAAAACCAAGCTCAACACAAAGCGCGTGAGCTTCGTGCTCCCTCTTTATTCTGTCCATAGCATTCCACCCCATATCAACGTAGTGATTCTCCCTGCGTCTTTGTGTCATTTCTGACGTATCCCTTTCGGATAACTTTAAGTTTTTTGCGTGTAGTTTTTTTATCTCTTTCAGCTCGTGGATAAGTTTATCTATAATTTCAATGTCTTTTTTCATTTCAAATCAAGGCTGATTACTCAGCCAAGTCCTTTTTGATTTTCTTGCAAAATGCACAATCTTGATTTGATAAGCTCAACTTCCAAACTTGTATTTTTTCATTTGCTTCAATTTTTGCATCTTGCTCGTTTGTTGATTTAACCTTAATTTGTTTTGTTCTTTTGATTTTATCGCCGCAGGTATCGCAATAAATTACAGCTTTAACTTTTAATGTGTTCATTTTTAATCCTCTCATCTCGTTGGTATGTGTATATAATGGACTTATATAGTCCGTTTGTAAAGTGATGAAAGTCACATTTCTGAATTTAAGCCAAAAAAAAGAGAGCTTATTTAGCTCTCATTCGGTTTAAGTTTTCATCCATCATCTGCTCTATCGATTTACCAGTCCAGCCTCCTTTCTTCGGCGCATAACTTGGAGGATTTATCGGCTCATTAGGTACATGTTTTTTGTAATCCGACATTTGTTTATTGTTTGCTAAGAATTCTCGCCAATTAGTTATACCAAAATCAGTCATAGCTTTTAGTATAACCAAGTTAGCCGCTTGCCTAGCTGCGTTAACCTTCTTTAATTCACATTCAGTTTCGAAATAAGCACGTTTCATGGCTTTGCTAGCATCATTCATTACCAAATCAAAATCGCCTCCTAAAATGCGCTTAGCGGCTTTTATGAACTCATTGTCTTCTTTCAGGCAAATATCAGCGTATCTTATGCTATGTGACATAAAACAACCTTGTTGTATTTGTACTTACTCTCTATGGCGTTGATTGCTTCTTGATATGTAGTCTGTTCAACGAAGTGTTCAGAAAAACCAACGCACATTTTTAGTACAACTCTAAATTTAAATAGCGGCATAGTATTCAACTCCTGATGAATTAGTGCGGTTGTGTTCCCAGTGTTCTTCACGTAGTTCGATTTTTTCTTTTACCTGTTCAATTATGTGGCGGTTGTTAATTGTCCATTCAGTTCCGTGCTTTGAAACTAACGACAATCCCTGTAGTTCAGTACCAGTTAGCCTGCCACCGCTTCCAATGTTGTTAGATTTGTAGCAGTTGAATGACGCTAGATAACCACCGTCTTTTAGTATTCTGATAATAAAGTCATTCGTTAATTTCATCGGCTTTACTCCAATTTGTTGATTCGAATTTAACTTTAGTTCCTTCGCGCCACCAAACGGTTTGAGGGTTGGCTTTTATATTGCGTTTTAAAACCTGTTCGGCTTCTTCTATGGTTTTGCATTTGATAGTGAGTATTTCTTTTTTCATAAGACCTCCGATTTGATGCTTGTAGATTATCTTATGTGTTGTTTTAAATCTGTGATAGCTGTCACTGAATCAGCTTTGAATTTGGTTAATTATGAAGCACCAACAAAGGAGAAATTAAATGGCTAACGAATTAATTGTAATTGAACCAACAAATGTTTTGACTGTTTTCACTTCTGATAACGGTCTTAATGAAATTATTAAGCAAGTTGAAATGGAGGTTATGACTTTTGAGCACGACCTATCCAATGACGCTAGACGCAAGAAAACAGCTTCATTAGCTCGCAAGGTTGCCAGCACAAAAACTTACCTTGATGGACTTGGTAAAGAATTGGTATCCGACTGGAAAAATAAAGCCAAGGTTGTTGATGAAAACCGTAAAATCATGCGCGATAAATTGGATGAGTTGCGAGATTTAGCGCGCAAACCTTTAACCGATTGGGAAGAAGAGCAAGCCCGAATCGAAGAAGAAAAACGCCTTGCAGAAGAGGCTGAAAAACTACGCCAGCAAATTGAAAGCGATCATGAAATAGCTTTACTAATGAATGAAAAGTTCGATCGCGAAGTCGAAGAGGCGAGAAAATATGAGGAAGAAGCTGAGCGATTGCGCAAAGAGGAAGAAGAAAAGGCTCGTATTGAGCGCGAGCGCAAGATTGCAGAAGAGGCTAAACTAAAAGCTGAGCAAGAGGCAAAAGAACGCGAAGATCGATTGATTCGAGATGCTCAGGAAACTAAAGAAAAGGCAGAGCGCGAAAGAGTTGCAGCTATTGAGCGTGAAAAAGAACTTGAGCGCCAGCGCATAGCAGCAGAAGAGCGTGCCAAGCTTCAAGCTGAACAAGCTGAAATTCGACGCAAGCAAGAAGCTGAACAAGCTGAAAAGCGCCGACTAGCTGATATTGAAGCAGCTAAACAGGCTGAAATTCAACGTCAGAAAGACGAAGAGGCACAACAAAAAGCAGAGCAAGAAAAGCGTGAAGCTAACCGTAAACATGTTGGTAAAATTCGCGGTGAAGCTAAAGAATCTCTAATGGCTTTGGGTATTGATGAAGAAAAAGCAAAAGAGATTGTTCTCGCTATCTCTAGCGGTCAAATTAAAAACGTAACCATTAATTATTAATCTGCAATGCCAATACTGTGATTAATGTCGCAGTATTGGTGTGATTGTATGGTTATGATGTGGTTAAGCTTTAAGGAGATACAAACTATGTCAGTACCAGTAATGATATTAGGTGATAGCGGAATGGGTAAAACTCGTTCGCTAAAAAATCTAGACCCAGAAAAAACATTCGTAGTTCAACCAAAGGCAAAACCGCTAACTTTCCCAGGAGCTAAAAATTGGAAGCGCTGGGATAATGAATCAAAAACAGGCTCAATTGTTCGTAATGACAATTACGATGCAATTAAGAGAGTTATTGGCTCAGCGCCTAAAGTTGGCAAAACAACTGTAGTTATTGATGATGCTCAGTATCTTATGCTAAATGAGGAGCTGCGGAGGTCAAAAGAAACTGGGTTCGCTAAGTTCGCGGACATGGCTAAATCTTTCATTGATTTAGTTGATTTTGCCGCAACGCTAGAAAGCCCTGTAATTATCTATTTCATGTTCCATACAGAAACAAACGATTTAGGCGAGATAAAGGCAAAAACAACAGGTAAGATGATTCGAGAAAAGATTGTACTCGAAGGTCTATTTAGTATAGTTTTACGTGCACAGTTCCAAGATGGTTCATTCTTCTTTTCTACAAAGACTAATGGATTGGACTGTGTAAAAACACCAGAGGAGATGTTCGAATCAGATAAGATTGAAAATGACTTAACTATCGTAAACGAAGCAATTAAAAACTATGGATACTTGGAGATTTAAACTATGAACTCATTTATGACATTTGAAAAAGATTCTGCACTTAAAGCTGGTGGTGGTGATTACATCTCAGAAACTGGTTGTTATGTAGGCGATATCGCAGCAAAGGCTGTTACAGCAAAGTCTGGCTCTCTTGGTGTTGAGTTATCAATCAAAACAGATAGTGGTTTAACCGGTAACTACATTACCATTTACTTTCAAAAGTCTGACGGAAGCCGTATTAACTCAGGCTTTAACCACCTTCAATCAATGATGGGGCTGTTAAAGGTTGGCAATCTAGCTCAACCAGTAGATGACGGAAACGGTGATTACCTAATCAAAGAATTCTGCTCTAAAAAGCTTGGGCTAGCATTACAGAAGCGACTATATAGCAAGAACGATGGTAGTGATGGTTATGACTTCCAATTGCGCGCAGTATTTGACCCAGTAACAAATCAGACATACAAAGAAAAGTCAGAAGGAACTGAAGCTAAAAAAATTAAGTTGCTATCTGAAACTATGAAAGACCAAGACGAGCGAAATCAATCTCAAGCTGGTCGATCACAACCAAGCCAGCAAAGTGAAAGCTATGATGACTTCGACTTTTAACTAAACTTAACCGCTCTTTATGGGCGGTTTTCTTTTTGTGACAACAATCACGTTCACAATAATAAATCCGTTGTATATTAATAAAAAACGGAGGATATATGAGCAAAGAAGAGTTTCGAGATAGATTAAGAAAGGTTCAATCAGCAGATTTGTATCAAGTGGCTGAGTATCTTTTTGACCGACAAGGTGAAGAGATTAACATTGATACTTTCTACGATGAACTAGGTGTTGATAATGAATTGGTGATTAGCTTTGTTAAACGTTTGCGTTATCGTTATAAATTCGATATTGAATCTATTAACAAGCAAGGTTATCCGTCAATCTACATATTTAAAGGCTTGAGCTCAATGGATGAAGAAGTTAAGCCTAAGCGCAAAAGCCGCCAAAAGCACAGAGATACATTTTCATTTCCAACACTAACACCAAGCGAAAAGTTATTAAACGGAGTTTTCAAATGAATAAATATACTAAGAATGCTCAAAAATGGGTTCAAGAATATGAGCAGGAAGAATGGGAAGATATTAGAGCTGAGGAAATCCTAATTGCTTCAGCAGTATCATTGTTTGCTGGTGGTTTTATTGTTCTTTGCTACAGTGTCGCTGAATGGCTTGCTTTACTATGATGGTAGAGATACTTAGAAACTACAAAGACATCAAGAAAGGCGTTTACGAACTTGCGTTAAATGGTCGCGAAGAAGTTATGATAAAATTACCTATAACTCGCGAATCATGGCGAAGTGTAAAAGTTCCGGTTTTTCTAAAGCAAGGTAAATGCGGAAGGCGTAGACTAGTTAAAAGGATTAACAATGCCTAGTGAATGCGTGAAAGATTTTGTACGATGGTGGTGTGAAGAAAATAACAAACCATGCCATTATGATGCTGATGAATCATTTTCTAATCCGGTTGGTGAATCTAAACTTATACTAAGGCGTAGAATAGAATATGCAGAGTCTGCATTGATTGATGAAGATGATTTTGAAATTAACTCACCTTATTACGGAGTTTGATTGTGATAACAATTGAAAAGTTACTAGCATTTGAAGAGGGTTATCGCGAAAAGCCTTATTATTGTAGTGAGGGCTATCCAACAATAGGAATTGGTAAAAGAATTGGGGCAAAAGGAGCTAATCTTTCTCTTTATCAGTTCTCTTGTTCTATTTCTGTTGCCAATGCCTTTCTTGAAGAGGATATAAACTTGATAAAAATGGATCTTAAAAAGTTTAAGTGGTACAAGGGTTTGGATGATGGTCGAAAGATTATTTTAATATCCATGTGTTATCAGCTTGGCGTTTCTGGATTATTGAAATTCAAAAAGATGATTAAGGCTATTGAGAATTGTGATTTTATTGAAGCTGAAAAACAGGCTTTAGATAGTAAATGGGCAAAACAAACGCCAGTTAGAGCAGCTAGGCACGCTAGAGTAATAGGAGGAATGTCAATTGAGTCCGTATATTCTGGAGTTATTTAGTCTCGCGCTGATTACTCCGCCACTTTTACAAACCAATCAATTTATTTTTATCGGGAGAGTTTTATGAATATTCCACCAGTATTTAAAACCAAAAAGTTTGTTGCAGCTATCGTAGGTGTTATTGCTTTAGTGGCTGGCGCTTATGGGTTTAACGCTTCACCAGAGTTCCAACAAGGTATCATTGAATTAACTTGTTCGTTAGTTCAATGTGTAGAGGTCGCGCAATGACAGCCTTTATTATTGGTGTAATCCTAGTGATGTTTTTGATTATCCTAACTCTAACCAAGTGGCTTGATGAAGAGAAATCAAAACGAAAACTAGCAGAGCAAAAGGTAAAAGCGCATGAAGCACTTCAGCGAATTGATGAAGAAATTGATAATGGCGGTGACGTTTATCTTGCTGACCAGTTGCGCGAACTACAGCGCGATTTGTGACGTGATTGAGCCTGTATCGATTTCTAAGCATGATGTTTTGTCAAAAGAGACTCAGATTAGCATTGTTAGAAATAAACGCATTATCGAGGAATTTTGTAGAGAGTGAGGTGGTCAATTGTCTACGGTCACGCCTATGGTGTCGCCAAACAAAACGCTGGGAAGCGTGTTGCCCTTGCTGATGGTGTAAAGAAACCGGATGCCATGTGAAAATGAGATGGATTAAACAAAGAGGGTGCAAGACGGAATTTCCTTGCGCCCTTTTTTATTTCTGTGATTCAGTTAACAGAAACAAACAGACAAAGGAGTATGATTAATTTAACCAAGGAGAAGTTATGGAAGTTGTATCAAACCTTTATGTTGGTTTCTCAAATTGCGAGAGATACCGGCAAAACAAAAGAAATCGCAGATTGTTGGAGTTAAATCGAGCTTATGACAAAGAAGAAAGGAAAGGCGAAAAGAACATCAAACAAAATGCCTGTAATGAAACCGAGAGCGCGTAGCAAGCATAAAGAGTTGATGAAACTTGCTGGCTATGAAAAGAATAAATTAGATAGAGAGGAATTGGTTAAGTGATTAATACTGAAGATAAAAATGAATGCATCAACTTTCTTATAGATAATGTTGCTAACTGGCATCATCAAAGAAATCTAGTTGATGGTGCTAATAACTTTTCTCAATTCACAAAGTTGATTGAAAAGGCTGGAGAGCTTGCTGGGAATATTTCTCGCGGCAAAGATTGCAAAGATGATATTGGTGATATGGTTGTAGTTCTTATTAACATCTGTGAACGTCAGGGTTATACACTTCAAGAGTGCTTAGAGACTGCTTGGAATGACATCAAAGATAGAAAAGGAATGATGATTAACGGAACATTCGTTAAAGAGGCTGATTTATGAAATTCAAACTAGAACTATGGATTAAAAAACACCGCAAACAATGTGCTTCTACCGCTAAAGAATTAAATTTTTGGTGGTGCGCTTCTCACGAAGATTTGAAACACTTAGAGAGTTAATCAAAATGGCAGCTTGGCTTAATTACTTAAATGATTGTGCGAATGGGTTATCTCATAAACAGATAGCTGATAAACACAGTGTAAGCCTTGCTGCCGTTAATAAAGGATTAAGACTAGCAAAGGTTAAGGTAAATGCTAAAACGCTTTGTGAGGCTGTTTATAGGGCGTCTAAATCAGGTTTGATATGTGCACTCATATTCTCTATGCAATACCTAGAGCTTGATATGGTTTTACATCCAGCCGACCACGGAGATATGTCTCGGAGAGGTACTAGAACGAGATTGGTTAAGCGGAATAAAAAGGATTTAGATTTTATCTAAGACCTATTAACACACTTAGTTCAGGTACGTACTTAACAATCAAACCAAGCGCTATTGTGCAAATTAATGTCCATTTCGCTATTTGCTTCGCATTTTGCAATACTTGATTTTCAATTTTTGTAATTCTTTCATCGGTTGTATCGTGTCGTTTTTCTAGTGATGACATTCTTACGTGAACATCTACGAGCTTCTCTGTCACATCAACAAGTCTATCAAGTTGTTTTCCTTGGTGTTTTTGGTCTTGCTCTACTCTTGCTAGTCGTTCGTTGACTTCGCTCATATCTGAAATGCCACTCATAAAATAAACCCCATAATATGCAATTGTACATGTATATTATGGGGTTACGCAATTTTAATGCCTAGGTGGATATTTGTTTACTGTTGTGTAATTAATTAAACAGCTAGGTGGATTTCATTGTATCATCGGCATAAAAGTAAGTATTTATATCGATTAAACTATGAAGTTAGTTGATAATTTTATTGCTCATGCGCTTTCTAGCGCGCTTAATCTAGCTTCAAACCCAATCGCAACCATGTTAATTAATTCGTTTTCACGTAAAGAGTACAAACTTCCAGCAGGTTTAACTAATTTAGTGCCGGTTTTTACTTTTTCAGTAATTGTTTTAGTTACTTGAACTTCTTCTGACAATACTTGTATATTACCACTTTCATCAACTACTCTACGCTTCCAAGACTCTGAACCTTCAACTTCAGAGTCTTTAAATTCATATATATCTTCGTATACATCATCCCATTCATCGTAACAAACAATGCCATATGTGAACGGATCTAAACCTTCTTCTTCAAAAATATCAATAACACGCTGAACAGTAATACCGCAATGTAATCTTGCTGAATCGCCTTTTTGTGTAACAGAGTCAATAAATTTGAAGAACCCGTATTCTTTAGCAAGTTTTTTAGCAACTATCAATTCAGAATCTGTTGGTTCACTTGCAGTGTTTATCGTTCCACCATCAGTAACAAGGTTAACTCCATCTCTATCAGTTTTAGTTCGCGCATCCGATGTATTAATTGTTCCTGTAATCGCAAAAATCTGAGTCGGTCTGTAACTAGCAGATCCAAATGATATATCATTATCAGTAAACGGCCTGAGAGATGTACTATCTACAACTACTTTATCACTTGTATTTGCGCCAAAAATCAAAGATCCTGATATTCCGTACATGTATGTAGCATCGTTTGATTCACAACTTATTTTTTGCCCACCGCCAGCTCTAACTGCTGGACCCGTTAGCGTTGCCTCGTATGTTTCTAATCCTACACCATATGATCCAATTACTCTAAATGCTCTTTGGCCGTTTGGTGATGCTGCTTGATACGTTGTATCTGTAGCACTTGTTACAACTACCCCATTGGTAAATTGCACATCAGACCCGCCCGGGAAGCTTGCAATTCTTAGACCATATTTTGCATTACCAGCTTCCCCAGCAACTCCAGTTCTAGTATATTGTCCATCACCTACAATTATTTGAGCGCCAACCCTATTTCCTGCGGTGTCTGGACCGTTACAGAAATTATCTATCTCAATTCCTACTAGCTCACCTCTTCCAATATTTCCATTATAATTTTGGTCTAGAGCTTCACATACGCCACCCCATGTAGCACCATTGGATTGCATGTTTCCCTGAAAATAGCCGCCAACGTTTTCAACACCAACACCTGACGCATTGTTAACAACACCAATAACAGCCCATTCGAAAGCGTCAGCGTCAGGACCGGAATTTGTAACAGCTCTAATTGCGCTATTAACAAATCCTGCTGTTCCCCCTGTATATGTTGCAAACCTATTTATTCTCATCGTGTCAACATCTGTACTTGTTGTTGAATTGTGAGCTATTTTATTTCTATAAATTACATACCCCTGCAAAATGGTGTCATCTGCTATTGTTGAACCATCAAAACACCAAAACACATTTTTTGTTCCTGTAATTGCGCTAACAATCGCTGTACCATTTGGAACTACTATTGATTCACCTTCATCTACATAGTCGTATACGGACTGAAATGCTGCTGTATCATCATCGGTTCCGTTTAGTGGTGCACCAGCCGCCATAACGTTGTATGGGTATTTTAGAATTTGTTCAAATTGAAATGAATCTCCATCTATGTACTTAAATCCATCATTTGTTCCAGTTGCAAGAGCAACAACTCTAAATGATAAAGGACCAGAAAAACAAGTTGATGAATAGTTATCAACATTAACTAAATCACCAATCTTTAATTCATCTTCAACAATATCTGCAATAGTAGCAAAGTTAAAAGTACGTTTTGGTTGAGCAACCGTTATTACATAGGGAGTAGCGTCGACAGTTATAGTTCTGACACCGCCAACATCAGATCCTGTATCTGAAATTGTTCCTGTTATTGCAGTTGGTGAATAGTATGTTGTTTGTGATGAGTATTCGTGGAAATAATTAACATTGCTATAAACAAGCGACGACGCAAGAAAATCAACGTTATTAACTTCTACGTTGCTTGATACAGCAATAGCGTTAAGAACGTCGAATCTGTTTTTCCATGCTGAATTTGTTACGCCTGGAGTTGACGTTGTATTTGCTAGGCACAACCAAATTTCATTATTATAAAGATATGACTCGCCAAGAAGTGCGCTGGTTGTTCCAACAATGAACTCGCCTTTGTAGTTTCCAGCAGCAATAGCGGCAGACTCAGCCAGTGCAGCAGAGCTTGCCGATGCAGCGGCTGCATCTTTATCTGATGTAACCTGTAATGCCGTTGCGTTCATGGCATCAATAGCAGGATTTAACTCTTCTGGTAATGAGTTGAAATAATCAAGCTCATCACTCATGTTTTGGTTAAACACTGGTTGCTCTTGACCTGGTGTTGGTTTTTGTCCTGCGTATGGTGTTACATTTGGAATAGTCATTATATTGAACCTTTTACTGTAATTGAGTATCTAACATCGTTTACCATTGTAAATGGTATCGGACTCCTTTCGTACCGACCATATGTTACCAATTTTTGACCGCTACCAATATCACCAATCCACAAAGTGTTCTTACCTTTTAGCCTTCTTATTAAACTCTGTATGTATGGGTTTGTTGATTTCTTAGACAATATCTCATAAGTGTTAAGCTTAACAATCGGTCTTTCTATATAAACTATTTCTCCAAACTCGTCATACTCTTGTCGTGAATAGTCTAGGTTTTCTGTCTGAGTTCCAGATAATGAATCGCCTATTTGGCTGGCAAACCCAAAAACAATTGCGCCAATGCTCATATCTGAGCCGGTAAATGTAATAGTTATTTCAGGGTTATAGTACGGCGGTAAATCATCAACAATCAATTCATCGCTACTTACATTCTGATAGAAAAAGAATGTGTAGTAGTCGTAAATTGAGCTTATATCAAGCATTGGAGTGTCTTTGTTGTATCTTTCTGTGCTATTGCTATCAATTACCGTTATGTTTATTTCATCAACTCCGATAACCCTAAAAAAACCAATTGTATTCACGTAGTCTACTGGGCTTAGTGTGATCGAGAAGTTGGTTGTAGATGTTGTTAATGTGGTAGTTTTTTCATCAAACATAGCCCACTTATTCGTTGGGCCAACGTCAATCCAAGTAGCATTAGCATCTTCAGTTGCTCCGCTCGTTGGGTTATCTTGATTTAGCGCTACTAAGCATTGAAGTTTTCTGTGTGTAGATATGTCGACCACATTATCGCCAACTCTATATATTTTGTATTTGTTTACATTGCCTCCAGAAGAAAACCCATCAGAATACACGTAATCATCATTAATTGTAACAACTCCAGAAAGCTGTCCTTTGCCACCTTTCATTTCTACCCATGAGTTACCTAGATTTGTAGAAACCAAAGCTCCATCAACAGCCGCTGGAATACACAAATACCCAGATTCTGACATTGCTATTTCATAGATATTTTTTGAGTATGGCAAATGGCTCGTTATTGTACTCCATGATGTGCCGCCATCTGATGATATTGATAGGAATCCATTCTGACCAGATATAAAGCTGTAGCCGTTATAATACGCCGTAGAATAAAGCTCCCCTGTGTATCCTGTTGCTATCTTTGTCCACGATGCGTGATTACTAAATGAGTAATAAACATTCCCTGCAATGTCGCAAGCAAGCGTGTATATGTCATTAATATCAACATCCGTTAGCTTTGTTGAACCAGCGCCAATATTAACCAAGGAAAACGAAGCTCCAGAGTCGTTTGATACCAAGCAAATACCAACACCACCAACAGCAACAACCCTGTTATCATCAGCTGATATAGCCCATATAACCCCACCAACAGCAGGTATTGTTATTGATGAAAAGCTAGCTCCGCCATCTGTAGACTTGTATATCTCTGACAGCGTTGTGAAGTACATTACTGACTCATCACTTCTATCTATACAACATCCGTAACACAATGAAGTGTAAGGATTTGAGTATGTTTCACCGTTATCATTGCTGACAAAAATCCCATTTTCACCAGACCTAATAACACTTGCTTTGTATGAATCAAGCCTGTGAGTTGTATTTTCTATTGGAAATAAATTAACAAATGTAGGAGCTTCCCACTCAACCTCTCCTTTAGAGGTATCAGGCTCAGGGATGTCTGAACTTGATAAGATTGAGTCTGTAATATCTATCGGGTCTACTACTCTTAAGCTCATGCTGTAGTTTCCTGTCTAACTGTTATGACGCCATAAGATAATTGATTTGACAGTGTTTTAAACTCTGATTGAAGAGATGTAACTTGCTCAATTAGCTTACTTGTCATTGTATCTGGTTCTGAAATTGTATCACGACTCTTTAAGCTGTCCCTAATCTCTTGAAGTACAGTTAGTTGTCTTTCATCTATCGACATTGCACCGTCTTGTAAGTCTGCAAGCTCATTTAGTTTTGCGGCTGTTTCTGCCCTAGCAAGGTTAAATTCTAGAGCGCTAGAGAAATCGCTTTTTGATGGTGATAGTGATGATAAATCTAACGCCTCTGCTAAGCTGAAATCGCCAATATTTGCAGCAGCTAAGGCGGCATCTAGAGATATTTGTGACACGGCATAGCTAACACCGTAAAGCGCATCAGCAGCATCTCTAAAGGCTATTTTTGAGCCATCAATAAGTTTATAGTAAGCATCTGCGGTGTCGGTAATACCAAGCAGTGCAGCTATTTGTTTTTGCCCTGCCTCTGTCGTTGCGTCTAATGACGACATTAAATCCCACATACCTTCGGCGGTAGATGGAAGAGATAACCCAACGGCTTCAAGCGCTGATGTTACTGCTTTCTGATAAATATCAAGTTTTGTGGAATCACTGGCAAACGCATCAGTGAAAGATGATACTTGATCGGCTAGATTCTCAACGCCTCCAGCCAACATGGCTAGATTATCAGCAGCCTGAGCAAACGCTTTAGGGTTTGACACTTTATCAACAAACGTAACACCAAAGTTATCAATTAAGTATTCAGCAACAGAAACCTCTGTAGCTAATCTAGACAGCGTTTCAGATAGCTCTTCGCCAGCTTGTGTAAACTCGCTAAGGAATGGAACAACAGCGCCAGCAAGGTCGTTAAATACGTTGCTGAAATAAGCCTCTATTGCTTTTTGTTGGTCTTCAACGCTCATATCTTTTAGTGATATTTCTTGCGTTGCCACGTTAAACGAATTTATTGCACTGGTAATTTGCTCTTGGCTTAAGCCTAGAATTTCAGCGCCAGTAGCAACTGAATCAGCTATTGATTCAAAGACTAGCCCAATCTGACCTCCAACCTGATTGCTAATATCGCTCACTGATTCCGATGTTTTTGTGCTTCCAAATTTCCACTTCTTATAACTAACAGTCTGAAAAGCCTGAACAACCACGTCATCAACTAGTTTAGAAATACTACCGCCAATGATTCTAATCCCCTCATTGGTAACAGACGAACTACCACCAAGGAAGCCGCCTATAGCCTTAAAAAGCCAGTCACCAGACAAGAAATTAAGAACATCACTAAATATATTTTCACCAAGAAAGTCATCAAACCCCTTCCAGCCAAAATAATCAAGAACGTTTGATTTATACAGCCCTGACGTGTTAACTGTGGGCGTGTTTGTTTGGCTAGCAATCAATCCAGATGCAGAGGATAGCGCCATAGATAGATTCTCTAAAGCCGATAGCATGTCGGTGTTAATACCTACCAGTTTTTTGGTTGCCGCGGCTGTTTCTTCTGTAGATGTTGAAATTCCGTCCGCTTGTTCGCCCCATTGGTTCAACCCTTGATTAGATTGAATCTCTGCGGATTTATCTTGTACGCCACCATTAAGCCCGCCGATAGACATACCAAGTGAGGCAACCATAGCAGCCATAGCAGCCATGCGGCCAAATGCCGTGTAAGGGTCGCCTGTACCTTGGTTTAAGACAGCACCTACAGCTTGGACAAGGTTTAATGCCTGCATTGCTATGGCTAGCTTCTTAGCATCCTTAGAGCCTGATTCAAACATTCCTGACATGGCTTGAAGTGCATCGTTAGCACCTTCTGTCATTGACTGGAATGGGTTTGTATCTAGCTCTGCTAATTGAGCGCGTAGGTCTGCAATGTATTCAGCGCCAACATCAGATCTAAGTTTACCGCTAGCGATAGCTTCTTGCGTTTTTTTAATCTCTTTGCGAAGTCTTTCTGTTTCGGTTGTTGTTGTTCTAATCGAACCAGCCCATTTAGCAAATTCTTGTTCGCTTTCTTTTTGGATTCGATTAGCCTCAGCTAGCGCATCAGCATATTGCGTATATGCAAAGTAAGCATCATCACCAACAAGGTTTTTAACTTTTGCAGCAGTCTCTTCCGCTGCGTCTCCGGTTGTTTTCCATGCGTTAGGGATTTTCACATTAAAAGCTTGAACTATTGCAGCTTGAAGCTCGTTAACTTTATCTCTTTGGTCGTTTAATTCTCTTAACTTATCTGTTAGCTCATTAAATTCGTTTAAGTCTGAGCCTTTTACACCAAGCCCAATAATTGAATCTGATTTGCTTCCAGTTTGAAGTTTTTTTTGTTTTTCTTGAACCTCAAGAATTTGCTTATCCAGTTCAATTTGCTGCATTCTAGCTTTTACGGCAGCCTGTCCAAGTTGTTGGGCATTCATGGTTGCGTATGATTGAGCCAGTCTATCAACACTTTCTTTTTGCGTTTCAACAGATTTGCTTAATAGGTCTGAGTTTGTTTTTGATACAGAGAAGGCTACAGCGGCAGAACCCAAAGCGGCAATCAACAATCCGAATGGTCCAAGTAAAACTTTAGTTGCAATACTTAGAGCATTTGTCGCTACTGTAGCTGCAACAGTTGCATTTCTAGCTAATACCAATCCACTAGACATAACTGTAGCTTGAGTTCCTGCAAGTAAACTAGCTTTACCAGCAGCCGCGACGGAAATAGTGTACTTAACCATTGCTGGAGTTAAGCCAACACCTACAACAATAGTCGCTGTCTTTGCCGCATCCGCTAAAGCTTCGGTACTTGATAGTAATCCAGTCACGCTTTGAACTGCACTTCTTAGCGCAGGGTCTAGCCCTTCACCAACGCCAATGGAGATAGATTCAATAACAGAGTTAAGCGACTTCAAATCACCATCTAAGTTATCTACTTGCGTAGCTGCCTGTGTGTAAGCTGTGTTTGTACCATCAAGAGTTGATGATAGTTTTGTTAGTGTTGATATTTGAGCTGTAATTGTTGACGCAGCCGCCAAGCCTTCTTGACCGAACAGTTTAATTGTATCGGTAGTAGAGAGGTTCATCTCTGCTAGATTTTCAACAGCCTTAGTCAAGCCAACTACTGACGGCATTAGATTCTGTTTGCCTGTCTTTTCTAGTCCAACTAAAACCTGTCTTAACCCAGTACCAGCCTCTGAACCTTTAATTTCACCGGCAGCTAAAGCTTCAAGACCTGCTACAACCTCGACAACACTTATCCCCATAGCGTTAGCAGCAGCACCAACGTTAACTAAGGAATCGCTGATAGAGACGACATCAGCAGCACCAGCTCTAGACGCTTCGGCAAGAAGATTGATTACACGACTTGATTCAGATGCGTCTAATTGGAATTGGTTTAAAACACCACCAAGCGCACTAGCAGATTGAGCAAGCCCTAAGTCTCCGCCCGTCGCCTCAGATAGCGCAACAGCCTCACGTGTAACTTGTGCCAAAGCCTCTTTACTGGATAGTAAGTCTGGCTTAGCTGATGCTATTAACTTAAACGCTTGAACAGCCTGAGAGGCGCTCAGAGTTGTTGTTTTGCCTATCTCAGCCGCTTGCTGCTTGTAGAATTCTAAATCATCGCCAACAGCGCCAGTAATCGCAGATAGGCTTGAAACTGATTTGGCGAACTCTTTGTTTGCAGCAATAGCAACACCAACACCAGACGATGCGGCCAAGCCAATTACAGCAGCTTTAACGAAATCAATCTGGCTAACAAGTCCTGAAAAGCTCTTTTCCATTCCACCAACGGCAGAGGAAACTTTTTTCTCTGATTTATCAGCAGCACCACCAAGACCATAGAAACGGTCGTTAGCTATTTTTAAATCTCTTGTGTCTAGCGAGAACCCAAGTGCTGTTATGTCATCTGCCATTTCTCAAACCTTTTGTGATATTTGTCACAATTATACCTTTAAGTAACCACTGATAAAAATAAAGCCTCATGATTGAGGCTTATTTCGCATTAATGCTAACTTTGATGAGGCTGATTGAGCTAGCAATATATCCATTGGCAAGTCGTCCTTACGGTATGGAGCTTCACATTCTTTGTCTTTCATGGAGTTACAGTAATCAACAAAGATTTTGCTCATCATGTGAAGTAATTTGGCTTCCCATAAGGATATTTGATTAACGTCAATAAACGCCTTAATCTCAGTCCAAGGTATTTGCTCTATACCAAACCCGTTAGACCTTGCCTTACCAAGCATATTCCACATCTCGACAATATACTGCGATTCGTCAAGCGGTGGTGTTTCAGCAAGAAAAGAGTCATTTCCGTAATATTCAAGCTTAGACAAAGACTCTTCTTGTTTCTTACCCTTTCTAACTTTTACCGTTGAATTTAGCCACCCTAAGTGAGAAGCGTACAAGAGACACTTTTTTGCTATGCCTCTAAAATATTCTTTTTTTGCTTAACCTCTTCCTCAAATTGATCCATCATAAACGGGTATTTCTCAAGGAATGCGAAAACTGCTGATTTAGAGAATTCAATTTCAGAGCCGTCAGCAAGAACAAAGCCTTCACAATCAATAGAAACCTCAGCAATAGCTTTTGCTTTCTTGGCTGTGATTTCTTTGATTAGCTTGCGCTCTTCTGAGTCGCGCTCCCTATCCGTTTTCTCTTTCTCTTGCTTCTTGGTGGTTTCTTTTGTTTTGCCAGTCATTCGATAAAGCTCTTTCATTAGATGATAAAATTCATCCTGAAAAACATCTTCTTCGATACCTGCAAACTTAATGCGGAAAGGCTTTTTCTCTTCCTTGTCTGCGTATACTAACTTGCCGTTTTGGTCTTTAAAGTGAATCCAAAAAGGTTTGATGTCTTTGTGTTTGTTTTCAATAGATTCAATAAAAAACATTTTGATTCCTCTCCAATCAAAAAGAATGCGCCCCACGGATGAGAGGCGCAGGACGCATTTATTATGCTGTTACGTCTACAACTTTATTATCAAGCTCTAGAGCTACAGATGCCTGAACAATTGCTTCTGGGTTAGTTGTGTAGCTCGTTACGATACAAGTGAAATACTGAGTCAAACCTGTAGCCGTTGGGTGAACAAGTTTTACACTGTAAACATCACCAGCGTTAGCGCCATCAAAACCAGATTTAAGCAGTGTTTGACCGTCATCAGCAGTTACACGAGCCATGCCTACATCAAGAGTGCCGTAGTCAGTAAAGCCCTTGCGTTTAACTGTGTTGCCAGACTTGAGAATCTCAAATGTGTCTACTCCAGTTGTACCACCAAATTCACTTAGAGAGCCGACAAGACCGACTTCAGTAAATGTTAATGCAGCAAAACCTGCCGCGTCGTATGTCGCAGGAACGGAAGCTGAAACATGCAGTACCGTACCAATAGAGCTGTAAATATCGCTTTCAGCGCCTAGTGCCATTGTCATTTCTCCTATAGGTTAAGTTATGACTTGCTCATTTTACTATGAATGTGACCTGAATCACAATTAACGTGACGGAGTTATGTAATTAATCAGCACGTTAATAGCCTCAACTGCGTCTAATTGGTAAACCGGAGATGTTTTTGAGCTATCTACGCTTACACCGCCAAATGAATAAGGGCGTTTATATCTTTCTAAGAACATCTTGGTTAATGAGCGCATTTGGTATTCTGAATAGCCCCTTGGCGCCGTTATCTGGACGTTAACCTCACCAGTTAGGATTAAACTTCCCCCGTTTAGCAGCCAATCATCCCTATCTGAATTGGTAACTTTTACGCGAAATGTAGGTGCGCTAGTTGATATTGATTGTGATGGTGTAGCATCACTGGTTAACGTTTTAACATCGTTTAGAAATGCCTCTAAAATATCTAGCTCGTCTTGCATTTTTGAATTCCTGATTTGTGAGAATAGTCACATTATACATTTAGACGGTTTGTTATAGTAATCTGGAAATTTAATTGGAGGTTTTATGAGGTTCTGGGTTTCTATAACGGTTTGTGGCTTTTTAAGCGCGTTAGCAAGTATTTATTTTGATTTAGAGAGACTATCTTTTGATTGGTTTGTCTTGATTGCTATATCTACAATTGCATCAGTACATGCGTCTAAGGCTGAATAAACAAAGCCCCGTAATGGGGCTATTTTTTTAACTCTTTATCTATTGCTGATTTAATGGCTTTTACTGCTGGTCTAAAAATGCCATTTGGAGCTTGTGACGACCATGCGTCATATTCTAATCTTGGTCCATATGGTAATGGTGATGTGAAGTAGATGACGTCTCCAAGTTTCATCTTTGCCGCCTCGCTAGATGCTTCAATAAAAACACCAGAATAATCTGTGCTACCTGTTATCGTATAATCGATTTTATTGATGGTTGCTCTTAGTGATGCACGGTAACTACCACCGACATAATCGGCAGGTGGTGGCAATTTCCACAAGTCACCATTACCCACCGGCGCAGCTTTAATGGCAGTATTGCAACCTTGGATAAACACAGCCTTAACCATCTTCTCTGTAGATACACCTCTTTTCTGAGCTACCTTTCTTATCTTATCTCCCCAACTCATACCTTACTCCGTTAAATGAAATGTAACGACAATCTGAACAGTTGTAGGTTTAACTTCCATAGCCTTGAGGATCTTCCACTCTTTACCATTCACAACTGCATAGGCTTGCAAAGTTCCCTTTCTAACTCGCTCGATAAAGTCTAGATATTCCGCTGGTTGAGATTCAGCAGCGAAGATTAATTGAGTATCAGACTGTTTAGCAAAGTTATTGGATATGTAGTAGGCGCTAAAGCCTTTAGTTAATCCATAACCTTTAAATGACTGGTCTGGTAGTGTTACAGGCATGCCGTAATCATCAGTTGCTTGTGAGCCTTTTTCAAGGAGAGAGATGCTCATGCCATCCTCTTTTAAATCTTCTATCGTTTCGAGATAATCTTCTTCATAAGTTTGCATGTTAGTTTCCGGTTTTGTGATATTGCTAACATTATATGCCAAACAGGTTTGTTATAGTAATTTCAACTTAACCGAATGAGGGATTTGAAATGTCTAACAACATTGTATGTCTAGCTGTTGATCATAAATATTCAGAAAATAATGGCGCTTACTCTATTTTCTACATGTGGGATGGTGAAAAGGTATTTACCGAAGGAGGAATATATTCTGACCTTGCTTATGATGCTTACAATGTAAACGCAAGCAAAGATGAGCTACTTGCTGCGAGCGAGCACATGAGAGAAGTAACTCCGTTCACCAATTCATATAGCAAATACGCAAACAACATGCGCGGGGCTTATACTTTTGTTGGTTGCGTAGTTAAGTTAGCTCGTTCAAGAAAAGCCCCTAACGGTGTTGAATTGCTTGTTGTTGATTTTCATGATAGATATTTTAGTAATGCGTTTGGTTGCTGGGTTGATGAAAAAATCACAGTTCAAGACTCAAATAAAACCACGTACACGGTGTCAATTGGTTGCATAAAGGAAGTTGTAAAAGGAGCTCAAGAGCTTCCCTTCTGGGTCATATAGCCAACAAAAAGCCCCTTAATTGGGGCTTGATTTTTAGCAAACTACCGGAATCATAAAACTACCTGAACTTCCGGTTAGAAACTTAGCCAACATAGCATCAACACGTTCGATGTGTTTTTTAGTGCTAGAGTTGCCTGTTTGAAAATATTCTTTTTCAATGGCGCCAGCAGTGTTCTTCCGCTTTAATTCTTTCCCATCATTTACACCATACAAAGAAGTAGACACGGAAACCGAAGCTACATAGATTTGAGCATCAATGACCGCTTGAGGGGTTGCGTTAGCATCGTAGAGTGTATCGCCTAGATATAACTCAGCGCGTGGAAATGCAGTGCCTTGTAAGTCATTAGTTGGATAGCCACAAAACGCCAAACCAAACAAGTAATCATTACCTACAATTAACGCAGTCTCTGCCGCAATGTCATCGGTAGGAAGTACAACCCCCAACTCAGCAGCGCGAGTACGAGCATCGGCAAGGCTAATCATTGTGTTGGCTTCTTCGAATGGGTCTAATGGAGTTTGAACGATTAAGATAGACATTAACGAGCCTCCCATTCCAATTTGTATTGCCCGATAGTGGCGTTATTAGAACCTACATGATTCATTACAACCCAAGCATCCCCAACAGCATAACCAATCTTTCCGCCCTCAACATCAAGCTCGTTACTTGAACGGTTAGAGTTGCCATCAGTCAAAGCAAGCAGCCCGTCAACAGGTTTATCGGTCGATGAAAAAATACCAGCACCAACAGCCCTTTGGATAACTACGCCGCTTGGTGGTGTTTCTGTGATGTACTGGTTTAGATTCTGGTTCATCGGAGTGATTGTTCCAGAATTTTCAAGCGTACCAGTAAATGTCACGCTCTCATTGTCGGGATAAACAAGGTACTCACGACCACCAGCAATCAATGATAACTTTCGAGTAAAAAGATTAATAGGTCTTGTTAGCGTAATCTTGTAGACAATTTGGCTGCTTGCTGGAATGTTATCAAGCCTGTCAAAATAACGGAATTGTTCGTTATCCTCAAAGCTTGTCTGTTGAGAATAAACCTTTAACCGTCCAGTTTCTTTGCTTGGATTTGTTGATAAATAGCTAGTAAACCAGCTTGTAATGTAATCAAAATCCATAATAAAACCTCTAAATTAAAAAGCCCCTTTCGGGGCTTCTGTTAATCTTCGGACTTTTTCCGCCCATCAATTTTTGTAACTTCTTTGGCATTTGATAAGGCTTCGATTTCCGATTTATCCTCAGTTTCATAAAGCTCTTTTGTGAACTTTAGAATCTTACCGCCAACCATTACACTTTTACCAACGTAGGACTTAAATTTCATTTGTCACCACCTTAGCCGATATTGTGTAGTCGAGCCATGTGAGTCTTAGACTGGCGAACTTCCATAGCAAAGTCACCAATGATACGAGTACGCTCACCATCCTGACCGTTTTGAGTTGCGTCTTTAGTCTGCCATGCGCCAGAAGCTGAAGCGTTATTAGCAGCCATAGGAACAACTGAAATCATGCCAGAATCAAAGATAATCAACTCATCGTCAGATAGGTTAGTATCAACAACGATTTGGTTAACATTACCAACTAGCGGGAGGTCAGAAGGAAGACGAAGCACGGAGCCTTCATCAGCAGTCCAATCAGCTAGGCGCTGGGAGCTGTAGTTGGCAGAAACAAGCGCAGACAACTTACGAGCTTGCTTGATACCAACGGCAATAGTGTTAGCCATACCTCCTCGCGCAACAATCTCAGCGTTAAGCACGTTAATCGCATCAAGAGTCAGAACAGCAGCGCTGTTATCTGTTTTGATTGCGCCAGCTTGGTCTAGGAAGTAACGTAGACCGCCAGTGTAAGTAACAGTATCAGAACCAATAGTTGCAGTCGCTTTACGGCCACGAACCAAAGCGCGATCCATTTGGATAGTTAGCTGGCGGATGCGCTCAGCAACTTGGAAAGCTAGTGAGTTAGTGTCACCAAACTGAATGGTAGCCAACGCACGGCGAGAGAATTCAACCGCAGTATCCATTGTCTGGAAGAAGTTCTCAACAGGGTCAGGCTGGAAGATGCCATCATTCTGCGCAAGTGAGTTTTCTTCACGACCAACAGAGTCAATAGTAATCACAGTGTCATCAGCGATATCAGCAGCAGTAGTACCGCCAAAGCCACGAGTAACAGTGATATCAGCACCAGAAACCGCAGTAACTAGCAAAACTTCATCAGAGCCAACAGGGGAAAGCGTCATGCCAGCGCGAACGTTAGACGCATCATCAAGAGTAATTGTTGTAGCAGCAGCCAGAACCGCGCCGTTAACAGTTACGCTTGTTGCGTCGACTCGCATATCAAGCCATGACATTTTGTAACCATCAAAAGCCTGACGAGCAGCGCCCATGCCAACAACAGATAGAATACCTGTACGGTTTGAGCGAGCAATTTCAAACGCTTCATTGATTACTTTATCGTTTAGAGCCGCGGCTAAAACACCAGATGTAACAATAGTCATAAATCACCTTTATTGATTAAGATTAATATTCGCTGCCAAGTAGCCGTTTAAGTCACCTTTCGACTTGGCTAACTCGGCCTTTGTATTCGTTTCTTGAGTTGCAATATTTTTACCACCAAAAGCAGGAGCACCTTGTGTTTGCGCACCAGCCATACGGCTAGCATAAGTAGGAAGTGTTGCCATATGCGCTTTAGCTTGTTCAAAATCAGTAAATGTATTCTCACCAATCTTGATAGAGCTAACCACATTACCGTCAACAACATCAGTCACAACAAGGTCACGAACAAGTAAATCAGCAATGTCACCGTGTTTGCTATCAATCAGACCAGCCAACTTGGTGCGCATTGTTGCGCTAGATTGTTCTTTAAGCTTTTCAAGATAGGTTTCGCCTTTTTTAAGTAACTCCAACTTGTCTTGCTCAAATTTCTGTTGGTCTAGCTTGCGTAATTCCTCAAACTTACCTTCAGACTCTAGCTGTTTACGCAATGCCTCTTCAGCTTTAGCAGCCAATTCAGCTTTTTCTTGTTCAAATCCAGATACTTGCGTCTTTAATCCGTCTCGCTCTTCCTTTAGTCGATTGACCGCAGAAAATACGCCAGCGAATTCATCGGACGTAGACAAAGTTTCTTTTACCTTTTCAGCCGTCAAACCTTCCGGTAAGGTTTCAAAGCCTAGTTGCTTTAACGCTTCCAAAGCATTAGACATTTCAGTTACTCCAGTTTTTTATTGAAACTAATCAAGAACGTGGTTCATGACTATCAACGCGATTATATCAAAAGTGTGAGTAAGTTCACAAACTTAGTTTTCAGGCAGCAAAAAGCCTCATTGCGAGGCTTCTAGTTCAAACATTTCTGGGAAAATTTCTCGAAGAGCACTTTCGAACTCTTGAAGGTCTTCAATATCCTTTCGCTTTCGTTGACGGTCAGATATTGCTTTCTTGTTTTGCATATCGCTTTTAAATCCTCTTCGTTGTGCGGATGTGAATTTAATCATTCTTAATCCCTTTTAGCTGATTTGCTGTTATCGAAACAACGCCTTGGCAATATTCGTAATCACAGAACCCATCATTAGGTTGATAAATTATCCCAATCTTTGATGTGTAATCTAAATCCCACTCAACGCGAAATTTAAAGCCGCTGCATTTGTTATTTATCACATCACAAATCATCTGCTTAACTTTCTTATTGCTTACTCGCTTAGCCATTAATCAATCCTCCAATAAATTCAAACAATCCCAACTTATCGCCAGCAATGAACAACCCAAAGCAGATTGATAGAGCTAGAGCAAAGTAGTATTTAGTTTCAACTATTGTTAGCTTTTCCGCCCAGTAATCATAAAGATTGTTTGTTGTTGAAACTGCTTCATTTTGTAGTTTCTCAATCTTTCTATCCTTTAGCTTTATCATTAACTCATCGTGAGCGATTCTAAAGGCTAGGCTTTGATTAAACGTCATTCCGTTTAGTTTGACCTTGTCGTAAAGGTTTTTATTTATTCGCGGCCTAGTTTGCATATGGGTTTTCTCCTCTCGATACGCAACTCCAAAATTCATGGCTTTGTTGTGTCAATGACCAAACAAATGAGCCGCTCAGATTTCTATTAATCGCTATTCTGCACGAAGCTTGATTAACCTTGTAATATCTTAGAGCAATAAACAACTCCCTCTTAGCATTAGTCACCCCAATAACATTGGCTACTTCATCAAAACACTTTAGGTTTTCTACTTTGATTTTACTCATGATTACCTCAAGCTACGTTTAGGTGGTTTTTATCATTGCTTACAAAAATGACCTTCATACCCATGTATGGCATATCCTCACTAACATACATGTGTCTATTTGCTTCTGATTTGATTTCAATCCAAGTTTCATCGCCAACATATAGATATTTTGGTTGCAGGCTATTTAATCGATAAAACGTTTCTCTCATTCTGTAGATTCTGTCTGAAATTTGCATCTCACCCACTCCTTACTCATCACCGCATGGCTATAATAGTTGACGTGCAAATTCACGCGCTTGGCCTTTGGTTATCCGCACATAATCTTCATCTGAATGAACGCAAACCTTTATGCTATCACCAACATTAACAGCAATTAATTCATCTATTGGTGATTCATTACAGTTAAATGTTTGAGTCTCAGTTCTCATCTTACACTCCTTAATATCAGTGTGTGTTAGCTGGCATAAACGATAGATCCATATAGCACTCACCGAAGTACATAGGCAGTGAGTATGCAATTCTTCCGTGTTCTTTTAATTCGTATTTAAAGTCGCACCAAAAAGCAAATTCATCACACATAGCTTGAATTACATTCTCTGGCGATTCTGGTTTTTCAACCCAAGGTATGCAAATAAGATCAAAGTCACTTGCAACACTCCCATGAATAGCAAGCGCATACCCGTGATTTCTGCAAATCTCTGCTAATTCAGCATAAATTGAAACGTAAACTGGCGCTCTATTTGCTGGTTTCATCTCACTCACCTTTTGATTGTTTGTGTTTGGCTAGTAAGTCTTTAGCTTTTTCTTTCCAAGAGTCACATAAACACAACATTTCATTATCGCCACCATATTGAGAAAGCGCCTCTACTTTATAGACCTTTGCATTGGAAACTTGCTGAACAAACTCTTCCAGCTCACCAATCACTTTGTCTTGCTCTGTGATTGTGTTGTCGGAATCGCGAGTGTTCCAAAATCTCTTTGCTGTTTCATAACACCATTCGTGATCGTGATAAATAGCACCGTCAGCTCTAGTTAATCTACATGACTTGCACTTAATCTCTACTTTTCTACTTTTCGTGTGAGAATTGCCAATATATTTAACTTCTATATTTTCGCTTCCGCAACATGGGCACGGTTTTAATTCACTCATATTCATTTCCTTTCATTGTTTAGATACCAAAATAATACCTACTCACAAATATAAAACAGTGATGATGGTCACACCTTGTCAAATTTATCTAAACCCAACTCTTTCTTGAATTCATCACAGTAGTCTGTGAATTTCTCAAAATCTTCATCTGTTAGACAATTTTCCATGTAACTCATCCAAGCCATTCTCAACGCTTCGACAAAATCATCATTTAAAGCCTCATGACGCTTGTTTTTCTCAATAGCTAACAACGCTCTTTTGTGGAACTCTTTCGTGACCAATACTTTGTTGCTCATATCTCTTCCTTAAATTTAAACAATACTAATCATTAGACCCGATAAGTGGTATGACACTTAATTTAAGCCTGTTAGTGTTTTCTATCCAATCTCAGTATCAGAGGACAGTTTAGGTTGCCAGCCTGTATGACACAAATCGTTCAACTTACTAGGTCAAAAACGTGACGTGACTCACTTCGATTTTATTTTGTGCCTGAATACCACATTAAGTCCTGTTTATCGCTGGGTCATAGCTTGTATTAGATAGCACTCTATAATCAAATTGTTCGGATTTCGTTTTACGCTGGAAAGTCCGCTATAAAAAGCGGTTGATAAAGACGTGATTAAACAGATATGAAAAAGGGCTTAACTAAAGCACCTGTGGAAACCCTCAATACTGTTGTAAATTGGGAAGTGCTTTGTTAAACCCTCTTGCTGACATCAGTTTCCACGCCTCAATCAACCTCACAATTATAGCAACTTTGTGAGCTACTTCAAGTTTTCAAACTTATAATTCTTAACCAGCCACTCATAGCACTTATCTAGAATACAATCTTGCGTGTAAGCTAAAGCTTCTTGATGCTTAAATGAATACTTAACTCCTACGCCACCTAGAATGCTCATAGCAGCGTGATTGCACTCATGCGATAGAGTTCTAACGAATGATGAATCAAACGCCTTAAACGCGCTCATATCTATTAATATCGCACAATCTCTACCATTGAATACAGATAGGTGAAAATACTCCATATCGTCAATCTCAGTTGAACATTTAGTTTCTTTCGCGAACTGTTCAGGATTGGTAAACAGCGTCACATAACAATCCCACACATCAATCTTAAATTTCTTTTTCATAAACCCTCCTATCAATAAACAACCTAACTATACAAAAGCAAACTGCATGATTCTGTGATGCGGTTAACAGATTTTGTTTATTGAGTTGGTTATAGTTGCAGGGTGATTAATTAAAGGAGAAGTGAAAATGAAGAATGCAAATGAGCCAGCAATGCCTGTAGGTGAAAAATGGAGAGAAACTATTGGAGGCAACACTAGAGTGATGAGCAAATCATCACTACATGCAGGACTAACCAAGCGAGAAATGTTTGCCATGCACGCTATGCAGGCTTTAGCAACAAATACCGGATATGGTGCATGGCAAGATATGGCGAATGATGCTGTTAACATTGCCGATGCTTTACTAGCTGAATTGGAGAAAACAAGTGATAACTAACGAAACCCTAAGCACAATCGTAAACTCTCAAATCGAAGCTATAGATTTACTTCGCACTTTAGCAATCTAAGTTTTCATTTTTGTCTATTTAGAATTAGACATGTATCACACATAATTAATAAGGAGGTTTGATATGGACGAAGTTATTGAACTGGTTGAAAGTTTGTACGGTAGCGGTGCTGCTATGGCGGTTGCTGATTTGTTGAAGGAGTACGAGAATGAAGAAAAAGATTCCAAGTGATATGGTTGTTGGCGCTGAGTTTGAGACTAATAACTATGGTCGATTGGTGGTGGTTGAGTATAGAAGTGCTTACGATGTTGAGGTTGAGTTTGTTTCAACTGGATTTAAAACTTCTGTTCAATCAGAGCACATAAGAAGTGGATTGGTAAAAGATAAGTTGTCTCCTACGGTGTGCGGCGTTGGGTTTATTGGCGACGGTTGGTTTTCATCAAGAGATAGGGATACTTATCAATGTTGGTACGCCATGATCGTGAGGTGTTATGACGAAAAACGCCAATCAAAATATCCAACATATAAGGGATGCGTGGTCTGTGATGATTGGCATAATTTCCAGAATTTTGCCAAGTGGTACAAAGAAAACTATCCGAAAGATGGTGGCAAATATCAGTTAGACAAGGATTTGAGCTGTTACGGCTCCAGAGGTAAGCTTTATTCTCCTGAAGCTTGTATTTTTGTGACAGCTCAGGTTAACTCTGAAGAGGCGAACGCTAAAAGTTACAGATTTAAAAATCCAAATGGTGAGGTTGTTAATATTTATAACCTTAGAAAGTTTTGCAGAGAGAACAACCTGAACGCTGGAAACCTGCATCAAGTTTCTGTCGGCAAAGCAAAGAGTTGCAAAGGATGGACAATGGCGGATTAGCCTCCGCCTAAAATCTTAGCTATTCGCTTGTTCGATGACACAAGTTGATCTAAATCTATAGGATCATTCATGGCATCAAACGTTAACTTTTTGTAATCCTCAGCTCCTAAACCTTTCAGCAACTTGGCTCGCTGCACGCCTAAAGCTTCCTCTAGAACTCCAGTTGGCCATTTAGATGCGACTTCGAAATATGATTTATCACCAGACACTTTAGAGGCTTCACCATCAACAACCATCGGGCGAGTATCTTCTATGTCTAGTCGATATTCAGGCGCTATAACGTGATAGTTAGTAGAGCGACAGCGATAATGTCTAGGGCAGAGTGGTGGGTTTGGAAAGTCTTTGAATAACCACTCCATTTGGTCATCGTGCTGACAAATTGGCGTTGTATCACTATCTAGCGTTGATAGTTGACCAACCCCGATAATGATGTCCTTATTGAGTTCTGCGAATGATTTCTTAGCTTGGCTACTAACATGACTGGTTAAGTCTTTAGCGAGCATATAAGCCGATTGACGGGCTTTTGCACTTAATGAATCAGCTTGAGTTGTGCCTAGTATCTGCTTTGACAATTCAGCCGTTGTAGCGCCAGTTTGCCATCCGTTATAAATCAATGCTGACACTTGTTTAGCGGCGCCAGTTTTAAAGCTTTCAATCCTTTCTGCTACAGTTATTACTTGCTGAGTTTTGCCAGAGTGTAAAACCATTGGATTTTTCTCTACGCGCTTAATCAACGCCTCTGTAGCTGGCTTAACTATCCTTGTTGCCGTAGTTCCATTTAATAAAACCGCGCGTTGGTACTTTATTTCTTCTCCAGCAATCGCGTTAACCTGCTTAACTATCGAATCGCCTACTTTGTCCATATTCTCAAGCACAATAGCGTTTAACTCAGCTATGAGTTGATTTCTAAGGCGAATAGATGAGACGGAATCATGCTTTGATAGCAGTCCAATGATTTGGTTTTCAATTGAATCTAACCGCTTTTTAACTGAGTTAGCTATTCCTACACTTGCGCGAATTAACGAAAGCGCATGAGCAATCTCGGCTGATTGAATATCTATTTGAGCCATTTGTGATACCTATCACATTAAATTTCTATGTTGGTGCTATTCTAACACAAACTTAAATAGGAGATTTACAATGAAAATGAGTGATATTTTTAACCTGCCACTATTTGCAAAGAATCATGATGTCGGCGCTAGGTGTTCTATTTATGAAGGGCGCGGAGTAACAGTTGCGTCATCGTTTTATGCAAATCAACTGAAATCTTATGAGGCAATGTGCGCAGCAGTAAACAGCCATGACCGCCTTGAGTCAGAGAATGCGCGATTGCGTGAATTTGTTAAAAAAGTCGCTGAGCTTGATATCGAAACCTTCCTCTTCGAAACTCAAGATGGTGATGAAGATTTTATTGAGTATATTTGCACAGACATTCTTGATGATGCGAATGAATTACTAGAAGAATTGGAGAAAAGCAATGCCAGAACCAATTAACACCAAAGGCATAGTTGCCTACATATGCCACACTGAGACAAGCGCCTTCAACCTAAAAGACTTGATACTTTCGCAAGGTTATCGAACTTTCAAGTATCACGGAGAGAAGCGCGTAATTTCTGATTATCCATTCACT